TTTCTTTACGCGCTTTCCATACATCTCGTTTACATATTTCTCAATATCTTTGTCAACATCTTTACTCGCAGGGTCTTGACCTTTAAACATAGGGTATTTACCCTGTCTATCAAGGCCATCCACAGTCGCGCCATTCTGAAACTCCAATTTTGCACTCGTGCCGGTTGATGTTGCCACTATCTGCTGAAGCGTCTTGCCCGTTAGCGTCATGTCAGGGGTTTGCGAGTTTGAGACTTGACTTGTGCCTTTCGGCTTGGCTTTCCCCGCCGCCTTGCGCTTTGCGTACGCTTTAGAATAGCTCTTGTGGCTGTATTCCTTTGGCATACGTTGCTGAAACGACACTTTCGCGTTTTCGCCAACGCCTTTCCAGTCTTTGATGGAAGGGGCGACCATATCGGCTAGGGGTTTATATTTAGTAGTCAACGCCTTCAGCCTCCCTTGCTTTCTTAGTGTTCTCTAATTGCACAGCCTGAACAAATGCCTGCAACGTGTGTCGGCAACCATAATGAGTCCCGCTGTTTAAGTAAGCGGAATAGTTAGCAGTCCATTCGTCATAGGTCAAAGCGCCCTCTGCTATCATCTGAGCGCACTCGTCGCTTGTTCTGTCGTCTAGTGGGCCGTCCCATATATAAAGCTCTTGAGGGTTAGCCTCTGCCATTTGGCTTTCAACTGTACGGTGAAACGATCTTAAATTTTGGTTGACGTATGAATTGATTTGATCAGGTCGAAGCGTTCCCGTATTCAATGCGGCGGCAAATTCGGCTTCTGATTGATGGCCCAAGACAGATTGCATCATAATTTTTTTAATCTCTGCGGCTGTTTGGGAAATCTGCTTGCTCGCTGTTTCGACTTCAAACTTTAGGACGGTTGCTAGTGTCTCAGCTGAAGGTGTGACAGGGGGAGGTGGTACAACTATAACCTGAGTTGCAAACGAGACTGATAGTTTCTCAAGAGCCGCGTCCATTCCGTAACCGCCTCTAAATAGTGCCTCGAAATCAATATCACTTAACAAAGCGGCGGCCTCGTTGCTTGGCAATCTAGCCAATGCGGGGTATCTTGATACCACCATATCAATAGCGGATTGATACGCGCTTGAGTAGGCTTGTGCGGCTTTGTCAGTCAGGTCGGGCATCTTCCTCTATTTCCTCAGTATCTTCAATATGGCCTGCATCGTCTCCATTCGCTCGATTACGGTATATATCTTCTCCAACCTCACAGCGCTTGAAATGCTCGACGCAATCATCCGTTATCAATTCCAAGTATGTCATCAACGATTGTGCTTCGTCCATTTTCGGCCTTCTTTATTACGCCCGCACTTGTGGCGTTATTCGTTATCAACTCTTCGGCCTGCTTCTCATCCAGGTCGGGGTTATTTCGCATAGCTATGTCAACGGGGGTGATTAGGTTGTGGCTCAAGTTCCAATCGTCCTGCTCACGTTGTTCCTGTGGGCTTAGAAACTCAACCGACTCTGAGAAGTCAACCATTAGTGTGTCAGGGAGTGAAACACCAACACGGCTCAATATATCACGCTCGATTGCATATACTTCAGCTTCAACATTCTTCCACCTTGCTACATCGCCCACACGTTCGTTCTGAAGCTCTTGGTTTCGTAACTTAATGGCAATACCTGACTCAGCTTGAGCGGAGCCTTCAACGAAGTCCTCTGGCAAGTGGTATGCCCGGGCGATATGTTTGTATAGCTGAGATTGTGCCATTGTGACATCGCCAACAGTTGAGGGCGGGCTTAATATCCCAGCAGCCGCACCTTCAGGCAGGGCTGGCACCTTGTCAATGCCCCATTCAATCTCTTGATCGGCCTGCAGCCCTGTGACGTAGGGTTGTCCAAAGCTCTGATAGCCAACATTAGCATTTAATGCTGTCTGATAAAAGTTTATGCACAAATTCCCCTGAGCGAGATCCTCAGTTGGATTGTGATTGTAGAAATGTTGTGGTTGCTCTGTCCAGGCCAAGACAAATGGGAAGGGACCAGTAACCGACTCTGTTTGCTTCTGTATCCCATTGGCATCTATTATACGCCAGCCGTTCAAGTCCCATTCAACGAAGGTCTGTTCGTCTGTGCTGTCTGTGTTGGTTGATTGGGCTAGAGGGTATCTAATGCCAATCATATCACCGTACTTGTCAAACCAGGGCTGGAACTCAATCAATATAGAGTGGTCAATGATCTTCGTCTTGTCATTCCAAAAGGGGTGAATAGCGACAACATCTAAAAGGTTGGTCATCCTTTCGATACGTTGCATTCGCTCGTGTTTCTTAGGGATATGTTCGTTATAGCGTACTGTTGGAGGGTCTGCATCGAAGAATCGCTTGGCCTCAACCATATAGACCTCTGACGTTCTATCAATGACCCGCTTCGTGATATTGATGTTCCCAATAGGGACATTCTTTAGAAGGTTTTCAGCGAACCACCTCTTTGTCAGGTCATCAGTTTCAGCGTTATAGTAGAGTAGCCGGTTATGCCTGCGCTTCATAAATTGTTTATATTCCAGCTCATTAGCTGCGAGTCTTGAGAGTTTTACGGCACTTTCTGCGATGTTCGGAATCATTACTACCTCATGATTGAGCCGACGAACCCTCTATTGATCGGCCAAAGAAATTCTACACAATAACCCAAAGCATCAGACATATGCGTCCTTGCCTGGTCTGTCTTGTCCACGTCGCTACCCTTCCAAACAACGCGCTCCAAGTCAGTAACTAATTCCCTGCATTTCTCTGTATCTATTGTCATTCGCATTTCGCCTGCTTGTGACATGAATCGACTATTAACGGCATTAACCCTATCCTTGACAGGTGGGTGTGCGCGTCTTGCTATTACGATAAATCCGTTTTCTCTAAGGATGGCGTGGTCTGAGCGTGTGCTGGATGTTTTGCGAGCAGAACCGGCAGGGTCGGGATATACCGTAGCCCCTGGGTATTTAGCCCTTAATGTTGCCGCCATCTCAAACGTATTTGAATCTCTAAGCACCACCTCATCGAACCAATGAACATGGTCTTTGCCTATTCTATGCCCTATTGCGGCGGTCATCTTCTGTACGTTGAAATCCATACCAATAACAATAGGCGCATCACCCAGGTCATCCCTGCGGTCGTCATGCGTATCTCTATTGAATGAGTAATAGACCCTGTTCGATACAGTTTCAAAACTTGCTTCATACTCTTGTCTAAATGTCCTTGCATCAAGATCGCGCCTTGCGGCCTCTATCTCTTGTGGCTCAATATAACCACCCTCAATAGACTTGTATTGCCAAGACTGCCAGTTCTTTTCGTTAGACTGACCTCTATCATATAGATCGTAAAAGTGATTTAAACCGTCAGGCGTTCCCGTGAATAGGGCAGGGGCGTTATAATCTGAGAGCATTGGCCTTATGACCTCACCCCAAACATTCGGCTTCATATAGGCGTATTCATCCATAACGATACGCCTCAAACCGACACCTCGCAAACTGTCCTCATTATCTGCACCCATTAATGAAATCTTGTGCTGATTCGGCAATGTCGCTGTTAATTCGACTTCTGAGTAGTTCACATGGTTGTGCCATCCCCAAGCTCGGTGCAATTTCTTCAACACCGGCCACGCTATGCGCTTCGCTTGACGGTATGTAGGAGCTACAAACCACGAAAAGCCCTCGGGTTCTATCTTGGGTGGGTGTAAATACATAATGCCGAGATACGTCTTGCCCCATCTTCGGCCACATGCTAGTATTTTGAATCTTGCTTGATCTTGGAGTATCGCGCCGCGTGGTCGCTTTAAGTCTACCCTCATTCAATGACAATGCCTGTGAGCGGTTCTAGCTCTGTGATTGCTATCTTCTGCGTTGCAATGGCTAGACCGTCTTTACGGTTTGTCAAATAATCTCGCGCTCCCTTATCTCCGGCCTTTGCTTGTTCTACTGCTTTAGCTAGTATCTCAGCCCAATCATCATCACTTACCTTTGCCTCTATCATCTCAGCAACAGCAAAACCCTTCTTGGGTCGCCCGTTGGGGTTTCCGCTTTGTCCTGGTTTAAATGCTGTCTTGGGCGCTTTCCGCTTAGGTCTGTTATCAGTCTGCTTTACAGATTCGCTATTCATCCCCATATAATAAGCAATTATTTTGCCAAATGCAAACAAAAAA